TAAGTATGGCGGCGATCTCATTGTCATAGTCTAGGTTTATCTGGGCGATCTTCTTCTCGGAACCATCCTTCATCAGATCAATCTCGGCCTGCTGGTTCTGAAGGCGAAGATCGAGTAATTCCTTATAGATCGCTTTTTGTTTTTCGAGTTGTTTTTTCTCTGAATTTGTGTTATTAAATCTATTAGATTGCCTTAACAGCATTCTTTGTGCGGCAGATCGTTGCGCTTCTAATCTGCTAAGTTCCGCTTCCGCTTGTGCTTCTTTTTGTTTTGCGTCTTTATTTGAATGAGATAAAGCGTTCGTGTCCCTTATTATTTCATATCTTTCCTTAGCAAGCTCAATTTCCTTATTGAACATCTCATTGGTCAATTTAGATGCATCTTTTATTGCCTTGGATCGTTCCGCATCAGAAACACTTTCATCATAAGCCCTCTCCCTTAATTCATTGATTTTCGCCTCTAATTTGGCTCGTTCAATTAAATTATCCCTCTCTTTAACATCTAACGCATTTTGTTTCTCAGCGATAGCCATTCTCTGCTCTGCTTTTTTATTTGTCTCATCTATGAATGAAGACAACTTGCTTCCGGCATCTTCTATGCCAGTTATCCCTTGCAAATAAGCATTTCCCAAACCACTTAGGCCACCCGAGAAATCGCCAGAAAATATTTTCCAAATGGACTCCCCCATTTTTTCAACCGCTTTTAGGCGGTTCATAACCTGCCCTTCGAGAAAGTCCGTTAAATCAGTTAAAGCCTCTTTGGGCTTTGTGAAGGCCTTATACAGCCATTCCCCTACATCATCAACAACGTCGAGTACACTATCTAAGGTCTGCTTAAAATATGCACTCGCCACATTTAAGGCATTCTGTCCCTCTTCCGTTCTATTGAACCATGAAGTCAAAGCGGCCAAACCCGCTGAAATAGCTGCCAGTACCGCACCTATTGGGGTTGCGATAAAAGTAAGTGACGCTTTTGTTAATGTCTTAATCGATGTAGCGACTTGCCCCACGGGTCCGGGAATAGATTGAATAGCATTCAACATCTCCTTATTGGAGACCACAACATCACCAGCCGTTTTTTTATAAAGAGCATACTCATCTTTCAGCTTCTTTACGGACAAACGAGATTTTGCCTGTTCTTGTTGGAGTCCGAAAAGTGTTACTTTTTCTTCATCTAACGCCTTTTTTGCAGCGGTAAGCTCCGATAGTACCTGATCGCTATTTGTATTAAACTTGCCAAGGTTAGCATAAGTGGCAGCAAGCCTCTTCACATCAGACTCAACATCTCTAACCACTGACTTCTGGCTAATAATCTTGTCTGTGAGATCGTTTAATGCGGAAGAGCTTTGATATATCTTATCCTTGAAATTCTGATCCAGTTCATTACCAGCTTTAGCAGCAGCCGATACCATAGTGTCCAGTTCCTTGGTATTCTTCGATAACTGAACTTCCATTGCACGCAAAGTAGCAGGGGCAGTATTACCGTCCATCCCGGAGAGTGTTGATTTCAACTTCTCAATCTCCGTCCTTAGCCTAATAACGTTTTCGTAGTCCGATCCTACTTTGAAATAAAGACCTGCCATATATACTGAATCAATGTTTTGGATAAAAGTACATTAGGCAAATGAAGTGGGCGAATTTTAGGGAAAGGGATATATGACAATGAAAAGATTGTCGTGAAATTGTTTGGAAGAATTAGATTTTTAAGTATTTTTACAACAACCTTAAAAAATACAAATCATGAAAATCAAAAAAATATCCATCAATACAAAAATTGAAAAACTTTCAATACAAGTCAAAAAAATTCCGTCACAAATCAAAATGAGACAAGGCTATATTCGAAATTTCTTCATCACAGGACTTATGGGTAAAATTGTAACATTCCTATTTAGTTCCTTCTCGCTCATTGTATTGGGTATATTAATGGCATTTATGGCTATTTATTTTTATAGAAACACACAAAACGTACGCCCAATACTAAAACAGATAAGAGTCTCAAATATTAATAGGGAACACATATCACGATTACAAATCGACATTGGAAGCAGTGATTTCCTTGTTGAGAATAAAAAAAGCATTGGTGGCATGTCTATTATGCTGAATTATTACGTCCCAGAAATTGTCGATAGTTCTTATGTAAATATTTACAGAGAGGATAGTCTCGGAAATATTTATAGTAATAAAAAATATTATTATATCACTAAAGAAGGGCGTCCTATATATTTATTAGACACAATTCCTAATAATGTTGATTCTACGGCAAACTATGTAAGTAGCATACAAGTAGCCCTCGATGATTTCAATGAGAAACAAATTATTAAAGAAATATCAGCGAATGAATATGGTTGTGGTAATGGAAACGTGATTATTGATTCAATAAGCGAACACCTGTTAACTACACATTTCTATTATGACATCACTAAAGAATCCAATACTTTTTCAACCACAATATTTGGTGATTTCTTATTTAATACAGACAAAAATAACCCATATGTTTTTTTCTATTTAATCTTAAAAGATTTTAGTCCTATCTATATAAATGAATCATCATGTATTCGAATTGACTATGGACACCCTGAAGATAATGGTTTTATTAAAAATCCAATCAATATAACATCCATATACCCACAACCAAGCACAATAACACCAGGATCAATATTATATAAAGGAAAGGAAAAAATAACCGAAGTTTTTCAAAATGGTTGTATTTCATTTTCAGGTGAGGATATCGAAAAAAAGCGTCAATCTGATCAAATGCTTTTCTTGTATACAGTACTTTTTGGTTCATGTTTGACTTTCCTTGTGCAGATTTTCATAAGCCTCATTGTAAAATGGAGAGATGTCGTTCTCAATCAACAATTAGAAACCAGTAAAACAAAAAAATATTGGTATTATATCATTGCAACTATAATCACAATAATTCTTCTAATTATTGTAATATATCTATTGAAATAAATATCATCTAACTTAACTTCATTTCGAAAGATGACCAACTTTTGAAATGAAGTTAAGTTTTTATCCTGTCTTCTGTCTCATAAGATCCTTCCCTGACATCTTTTTTACTTCAGCTTTCTCTTTGTCCTCATAGACAGCCCTCGGTTTATCAGCACTCATCAAGAGCAAAAGAAGATAAGGAAGATCCTCATACACCTCCCTGTAAGAAAGATTCAAATTTTCCATGAATAAGGTAATACTTCCTACGATGGTATTCCCTCCTACTACTTGGGTTTTACTGTCAGATTCGCCAGCTCCATCGCTAACTGGCAGACTACGAAAAAATCACGTCCGGTTATTAGCTCAAAAGCGACAAAATACGCTTGCAATAATTCTTCTTTAGAACCTGAAAGCATCTCTCGTTCGAGGCTTTCAGCTTTTTCTTGATAATCTGGGACATCACCAGCGACCAAGAAAGAAAGCCCCTTGATTATATTATCCAAATTTGCGGAAACTATCTTTATTAACTCCTGCATAGTGCCATTTTCCGGTAAATCAACCTTACTTAAATATTGGGTAGCTCGCATTATCACTTTGATAGCCGGGGCTTTGATTACATAGACTTTTCCTCCAACAATGATTGTCTTTCCGTAGGTTCCGGAAAGCAATTCTGATACATTTTTTGTAGCTTCATTCATGGCTTATAAAATTAGAGGGTGATTTCTCACCCTCGTTATTAACTTATCCCTGCGAAGCGGAATCTTCCCCGTCTTCCCAACGTTCGATAGGAACACCTGCTTTAGTTGGTTTCAACGCCGTAAAGACAAGGGCCAAACCGATTGCTTTCTCATTGGCCTTGCCGGAAGCTGTAACACCAGCACGAGGGAAAATGATTCTCACACTGTCCTCAGTTGTGGCACGAACGGTAAACTCCTTACTCTCCACATGGTCAGCACGTTCCCATGTACCCGGCTTACCATCCGCACCAGCTGTAAATTTACCTCCTTGGAACTTAGCCTTAGTGTTAAGATCATACATACCAATAGAAGCATTGATCTTAACCGCACCTGGCTTCTTAGAGGAATAATAGGTATTTCCAGCTACATCCTTGTAATCCTTGATCTCCGGATCTTCATCCTCATAGGTGAAGGTATCCTCGTGGACTACCGGGACTTCTTCGAAAACAGTACCTTCGGCACCATCAGCCCCAATCGGCGCAACCTCCAGCTTCTGAAGGTTAACAACAACGACTTTTTTATTTTCTGCCATAATTATCTCACATTTAAAATTTCAAACATTATTTTCGCATTCACAAAATGACACTTTAGCGGTGCATCTGTCTCTTGATGGGTAGAATAGACCTTGTAACGATAGATAGAACCGTCAAAAGAGGAAACAGAACGTAAACCAGACGCTTGCCGCTCTAATTCAGTCAACCTACTTTTGTCAGCCATTCCGTTAATATCAGGCACACAGAAATTAACCTCAACGAATCTTTTAATCCAATAAGTTCCCGGTTTGGGTTCTTTCGAGATAACAGTTATCCTTTCTTCGGTAACTTTTCCTTCCGGTATCGCATCCTTCTTGTAAGTAGGGATACCGAACGGCTTCAAGTCCCGAACCAAAATAGTTTCTATGTCGCCTGTTACTATCATTCAAATTTCTCTTTTAAAAGTCTCTCCGCCTCCAAAGCGGCACCACCCAATACTTCAAATCCTTTAGCTTCCACATAAGAGGCGTATTCTGTCTCATTCTTCAGCGTCAATCCTGTTTCATCCACTTCATATTTGTTAGACTTACGAAGAGTACCGGTGATGTCCTGATAATCTCCGTTATCCTTAGCATATTGAACGGCTTCCTCTCCTACTTCAATCATAGCTCCCTTGACTTCTTCATAGAACTCATCAAAGGCCGCATCAACATCTGAGAAGTCAAAATCTACAGCCATATTTCCGCATATTTGAAATAGTTAGACTTACCGGACTTGATAACCTTTCCTTCAGCTCTCACGCTTTCTCCGTTGAGGATTCTCACCTCGGTACCAACGTTCATCTTCTCGCCCTCATAGACTACATGATAATTATAGTCGTACATTACTCCGTTTACGGAGATTTGCTTCATCACGCCATTATCATCACACCGGCAAGAACCGAAGTCTTTCCAATCCTCTTTCGGGGGGATCGGATTCATGTCCTCGTCAAATGACGGGCCGGACACGACCTTGACCATTAATCTATGTGGAGCGAATATCATAAGAACTTGACTTTGGGTTTATCAGTATTGAGTTCGTCTTTCAGCCCGTACTTCTTACACAAGAAAGAATAGTAGTCCTTAATACCTTGAATGTTCCATGACATAGAGAAACCGCTTTCACTAATAGAGGTAGCACGAAGTAATAGAGAGGGGATGAACCTCGCCATCGCCACAGAGACACGACCATAACAATCCTCGTTCATCTCATCCTCTCCGCTTATCTTCGAGGAAAGACACATATCTAGAAGGTCAGCCTCCGACAACTGAACGCCGAAGGTCTGAAACCTCTGTGATATGTATTCATTTACCGTCATGCGTTCATCGTAGAAAGATCGAAGTTCACAATCTTGTTCGGAGCGGTAAACTCAGGAATCCACTCTGCGGTGTACTCCATGTATCTACCCTCTTCGTCACGATAGTTGCATACAGACATCTGACCTTCCGCTGTATTGTAAGAACGTCCCGGTACTGGGTCTGTCATTACATACGGCTTGTGGTGGCGCATCTTCATCACTTTGTCAGACCGCAACAGGGTGATACGGTCGTCTGGATAAATCTGTACGTTCTCTCCGTTTTGATTCTCAACGTAATCTTCCTTGATTTCAATTGCCGGAAGACCGATACCTGTAAATACGCTAGATGCCATTTGGTCTGTAACCAATCCAGCATTAACCATGAACTCACGCTCGCCAAGAATCATCTTGAACTTATCCCCGAACTCGGAAGCACCTACAATATTCTTCATGAATGTGTTACGAGACATAATCATTTTGGAGAACACACCGTATTTGGCTTTAAGCTTCTGAATCTCCTGCTGCAAGTAAGAGATAAACTTATCTTTTGCTGCAACTTCTGGAGTAAGGAAATGGAATGGCAACTCAATATCGAGCAACTCAATATTTTCTTTATTGTCCGCTAAATGAACCTCTGCTTTGCCGGTCATCAACAATTCAGGAACAACAATATCCATACGCTTGTGCGGAGCAAGCAAGATCTGGCGGTAATCATCAACAATGAAGTCGATAATCTCCTGTAAGATAGTACGCTGATCTGCGGTATTAGCGGCATTGAATTTATCAATGATGTCCTGCAACTGAGACAGACGTTCGATGTCCATCTGATAACGGTCACCCAGATAAGCGATTTCGGTGTAACCGCTTCCAAGGTTACGTCTTTCTCTCAACGGTTTCTGGTCATTCTTACCAAGGATAGACCCAGCAACGACACCTGTAACCGTTCCTAAATAGGTCTTGAAAACACGCTGTTTGGTCTCCAAGAAATCACCGTACTGCTTCCAGTAGATTGTATCCAATCTCAATTGAAGCACACGGTCAATCACCGCTTTTACGATGTTAGGATCTGTAAATAAAGTTTGTATGGTCAAATTCATATCTAAACTTTTTATGATTAATACTCAAACTGGAAACGACTTGTTAATCCGGCCTTATCCAGATCATGGATCGGGAGGATCAATTTGCTTTCCTTCACTTCATACGCCTGCATCAAGAGAGTGCAGAGAACAGCGCCATCGTCTTCAACTTTCTTTGCGTCGAAGAGAACGAAGTTTGCAGTATGCTTCTTCTTTGTGCCTCCTACTGCTGTGGCTTCAAAAAGAACAGTGTCTTTCTCAATATCAGTACCGAAAGCGGCTTTGATAGTCAGAACGTCGTAGTTTTCGTTTGATTTGTCGATAGCGGAAACCTCTGTACCTTTAGTGCCGTTCCCAATGAACATACCAACATAAGCCAGCGATTTTTTTGCGATTTTGATAGATAAAGCATCTGCTCCATTAGCATAAGCTTCCACAACTTTCACGTTGCGGACGGGAACAAGTGTGCGCTTTACCAAATCAGCCTGTAACCGGGGTGAACACAGGTAAGAAAGATCCTACCACCAGATTGGTAATATCCAACTTCCACGGGCCGCTCTTTCTGACACCGGATTCAACACGGTAAAATTCTTGCACCTCCTTTTCAGGGATTAAATTGTACTTAGTACCTGCTGCCATGATTAATTTTTGTTTTGTTCAACAATCGTTTTTGTCCCCTCGCTAATCATGCTGGCGATAGATTCCGCTTCCGTTTTCGTATCACCACCTACTTCGGGACTTCTCACGCCCTCAAAGCCTTCGTTCGTCAATTCCTGCTTTACATCCTTGAAATAAGCATCCAAGTCTGCGTCCTCAGGAATACCGTAACGCTTTGCTTGCGATTCGGGAATACCATACTCTTTAGCCTTTGCCAAAATCTGCTCCTGACGGGTAGCCTGTAACTTCTCTGTCTCAAACTGAGTAAGTTTATCGGAGAGAGGTTTCATGGCTGCGCTCACTGCATTGGCGATGATGGTTGCCATGTCATCAGCAGGTTTCTCAACAGGCTTTTCTACCGGTTTCTCGATTTCGATTGGCTTACCGTCCTTCAAGCCGTGTTTCTTCTCGTAGTTAGTCACTGCGGAGGTAACGGCTGTATTAGCCCGGAAATCACCATAGGAATTTAACACGTCCTGAAAGCCTACTCCATCCGCGATTGTCTGTAATTGGCTTTCGTCCGTAACACCGACCGCTTTCTTTTCAGCGATCCGGCTTAAAGTAGCTTCATCAACCCCAGGGAATTTGGTTTTGAGTAATGCTAAAATCTTTTCTTTCATACCGTATGAATTTTCGTTTAAAATCTTTGGTATAAAAGTAGATAGGTTATGTATAGATAAGAAATTTCAGAATACGGAATACATGACAATAGAGCTATTGTCGTAAAATCAGCATAAAAGTAAATGGATGGGAATAGAAGGGGAAATTTTGAAGGGAGAAGAAAAGCACATTAAGAGGCAATGTGCTGAATATATATAAAAAGGCGTGAAACCGGGTAGGAATCACGCCTAACGATTTTATTTTTTCTTTTTTTCAAGCCAATTCTTAATATCATCTAAGGTTTGTTCATATGTTTCTGACATAGAAGGAAAATCTTTTATATTCCAATAGAAAGCCCATAGTTTAAAAAATTGTACTATCAATCCTGCGTAATTAGCACAATCGTCTCGCACTATGTCAAATATTTCAAATACTCTTTTGTCTTCGTCAGGATGTTGTTCATCTCCATTTAAATCCTTTGAAAAAAACAGTAATGAAAAAAGAGCTGAAATAACCCCAAGAGTCGCAGTAATCTTATCTGTATCTAGAACGTCATAATAAATATCCCAAAAGGCCAAACTATCTGCATCTTTCTCATCTTCTTTAGTAGGACAAATATGCCCAAATCGGAAATGAGCTAATTCATGCAAAAGAATAAAAATTATACCATAACAATAGACTGAATTAGTTTTACTTCCATAATCACTGGTCATATCCAAACAATTAAAACGGCAAACATCCTCCTTTGTGAATTTAGTTGTTATCAATTGTTCTGCTAGTCCAAATTCAGAAAAAGCCTTCTCAAAAACAGCCTGATGATCTATAATTTCGTTTAACACATCAATTTCTTTTGTTCTTTTTTGAGACAGTTTTACCATTTTAATTAAAGCGTCTTTTATTTCCTCTGTTTCTTTTGCCAATTCCAATTCTAAAACATTAGCATCATAAGTTTTAATTGCTATATCACATATGATCCATAAGAACTGGCAATATGCAGAAGATAACTTGACTCTATTAAGAGAATCTAACTCAGCGACCGTAGTAATCTTCCCTAAGAGATCAACCCACATAATTTCATTTTGCAATCCTTTTTGAATTTGTTCTGGAATTTGCGATGATCGAATTTTTGAAATTTTCTCTGTTATTTCACTATTCAATTTATGTACAGGAAAATTTAAAACAATTTCTGTATTTTCCATTATCACAATAAATTTATAACCGACAATTCCTTACTCAAAGACTGAATACCTTTCTGAATCTTCTCCAGTTGTTGTTTGCGGGGTTTATGCACTCCGGCAGCATAATGCCACAACTGACGTTCATTGATGCCGGTTATCCGGCTTAATGCCGCTTTCGTGAAGATGCTGCTGTAGTAATTGATAAAAGTGGCAGCATCGATCTTAAACTTTAGCTCAAATTCTCCGGTCAAAATCTCTACTGGATTAGGATTGTCTTCTAAGTACAATTCGATAGCCTCTTTCATATTATCCTCAATCTCTTTCATGTCGTTACCAACAGTAATGACCGGAGCACCTTCGATGTACGCACTTAGATTCTTTCCCGCATGTTCAACAATTACTTCTACCGTTTTCATATTACCTCCTATTTTTTTAAATGAGAACAAGGGGGGCTACTTTAGCCCCGCTTGTCTCAAAATGCTGTAATAAGTGCCTTTCTCAACGCCTTTGCTGTTATGATTCGGTACGATAACTGTCTTGTCGTCTTTGACAAACTTCAAGTGGCTACCTTTCTGACTCTTAAATTCAAAACCGTTTTCTTGCAACATAGTTACAACGTCTTTAATTGATTTGTAACTCATAACGCTTGGACTTAATTACTATGCAAATATAGTAATATTACGAATACAAACAAACATAGTATTCATTATTTTACTATGAATATTAAAAAAATAGCGGCTACCCCACCGGAGCAACCGCTATCCTGATCAGCAGCCTTTACCGCCTTTCTTCTTAGGCTTCTTCTTTCCCATGACTAAAATGATTAAAATGTTCTATTTTTAAATACACGAATTTATAAACCTCGTAATTTTTCTAACTAAGCCACCTATTTTTGTTCTATTCTTTCGATTTTCGTCTTTGCAGCTTGCTCTTCTTCAATCTCTTTCAGCTCTTCGTCGATGCGATCCATGTTTCCGGCAAACAAGATACCTTCTCGGCGTGACCATATTCCACCACTGACAGCGGAGACGGCAGTAGTCACCTTATCGTTCAAGTCATCAATCATAAACGGAGCCAAGTCTGTCTCAATATCAATAGTCTGTGATGCCTTGTTGAACTCAGTGGGATTAATCGCCCCTAAAGCAGAAACAAGGAAATTAACCCTTCGTTGTAAAAACTCTCCTATAACCTCCGCATGATTACTTACGCTCATATGGGCACCCATGAACATAAAACGGAAAGCTGTACCGGAAGCCTTACCTACACCTTTCAATGTTTCAAAGGATATTCTCGGAGTATTCGACATATCGTAAGCCATGTTAGTAAGCGTTTCAGCTTCAAATTTAACCGTATCAGGGACCTGATTCCACGTCAGATATTGGGCATCTGCACCTTCCCCTGTGAGTTTAACCATCCTATCCTTAATCTTACCCATGAAGCCTTCTACATCGCCAATCAGTTTCAGCAAAGGGAAAAAGTGATAGTCGATACAATCAGCGTAGTTAGATAACAGCTTCTCCAACCGGACCCGGAAGGTCTTTATCTTCTTGCAATAAGGTTCAGGACGATAAGCGTAGAGAACCGGTAACTTAGGGAAGCCATGAGCGAATGAAGTTCTTTCCTCATACCCCTTAGCCAAATCCCACTGATAGACCATCTTATCAGTGATAGTCATAAAGCAAGTTATCTCCGAATCATCCATGAGCTTCTTCTTGTACTCACGTGAGAAAGCAATCATCTTACCTTCATCATTGAAGAACGGATAAAGCTTATCCCCACGGAACGGAGACCATAATACGCTTTTCAGCTTCTTGGTAGGTTTTACCTTGCCTCCGAATGTAGTCTTAACTTTCTTCCAGAACTTCGCCCAGAACGAATCATCATCGGTTACGTACCAATATTCCGCTACTTCCTGCTCGGATAACCAGGCACGAACTATCTTCTTATTCTGGTATTTGATTTTATTGGACTTGAATACAGCTTTGACCGCATCCAACAGTTTCTTTTCGTCATCGTCGGTCGGAGTACAATCCATAGACGGTTCTGTGCCGACCGTAAAAGCTGTTTGAATGTTCACTATATCCTGCTCCAAAGGAATGGAGATACGGTTCACTGGTTCGGTCTTGTATTTCGCTTCGATTTCGTAGGTCTTTCCTGTCTTTTCATCGAAGACCTTTTCCGCTTCCTTTTCAAGAACCTTTCTGTCCGGGTACTTTTCTTTATCCACCATGATTTCATGGCGTTCCGGATTCCAATCGTCCCACAATTTACAACGGTCGGGAAGTTCGGTCTTTCTACCTTTCTTCAGGTAACTTATTTTCTGCCCAATATCTAATAGGGCTAATATTTCTTCTAAACTCAATGGCATAGCTTATATTTTTAGTGTGTGAATATTCCAGTCAAATCTTTCGGTTTTAGAATCTTGCCAAGCAGGCAACCCAAAACATAGTATCTCATTGCATCCATAAGGTGATTATCCTTATCTACTGGCTCATTGATATAATTTCCATCTTTGTCCTTATCCCATACGTAGGTTCTTAATTCCTTCATAAGGTTGTATGAACGTTCCGTTACATACAAATCCATAGAGAGAATTTTATCTATTCCTGCCTTAATTGATGGCCCCGACTTATCTATGCCATAAATATTCACGCCACGAAGTTTGATTTCGTCCACTAGTCGAGGATCAGCAGATTCTGCAAAAACTTTCAAACCATAAGGACGAACCTTGTCAGCAAGCGCATTTGTGAGCATTCCCGATTGATAACATAGTTCATCGACATATAAGGCATTATCTACAATACCACACTTAACGGCTGCTGAAACGTCTGTTGTATACCCGAAGTCCTGCCCAATAGCAACTTTCTTTGCCCAAGCCGGGAACTCTTTTACAATTCCCCATTTCTTAAACACTGCACCTTCCGCCACATCAGCCCAACGACCGATAACCACGTGAGCATACTTTTCGAGGTTGTTCACTTTCATATCCTCTACCTCCTTCAGAAACTCAGGAGAAAGATTATCCAAGTTATCTAGGTAGGTAGTATGGATATGAAGTACATTCGGATGAGTGGAAATCTGTACCTGTACACCGTCAATCTCTACAAGTTTGTGAGTTTTCTCGATGTACTTTTTGTAAATGAAGTGATTGGAATCGCACGGATTCATTATGATGATAATCCGGTTCTGAATGCCCTTCTTACGGATGGAAAGCATTATCTTGTCAAACTCTTCTTCATTCGTCCACTCTTCCGCTTCATCACAGACGAAAGTAGTAATACCTTGGATGGATTTCAACTTTGCCGTCTGATTGCCCGAAGAGGTCTTGATACCACGGAACATGATACGGCTTTTAGTCATCTTGTTGACTATGTCCGTCTTTGTAGTCTTGAAATATTTGGTTGTCCCGTCAAGTTCTATCTTCTCCATCATTTCCGGAATGATAGACATTCCAGCGGAAACCATCGTATAACGGGTGTAAAGTATTTGGTGGACTATCTTCTCTACAGGAGTCATTTCAAAAGTCAACCGTTCAATAAAGGTGGAAGCATTGAAAGATTTTCCCGAACCACGTCCACCAGTGATAAGAATTATAAATTTTTCCTTATCCTCGTATAATGGATGGTAAATTTCTTGAGGAACAATCATTTCAATTTATCTTTAATCCATGAATCAATAGAAATACCGTGGTCAATATCAGTTGGAATATCGGCATCTTCATCCTGTTTACGCTCAACCTTTCTCCAGTCTTCATCATGATGGTACAACCAAACGGACATCGCTTGCAGATTCGGAGCCAGTTCACTTTCGCTTACTTGCAATTCTTCTTCACCGGTCAAATTGCCTTCCATATCACGCAGCTTTTTTACCACAGTGCTTTTCGTTTTAATCCCACCAAGAGCCATAGCAAGGAACTTAGCCCTTACCGTTGCGTTGATTGTCGCACGCCCACGCGCTAAGACTTGAGATAATTTAGGATACTCATTCTTCTTTATGCAAAAAGTCTCTGGTGCTATATCAAGAGCGAAGGCAATTTCCTTGTCAGTGAATCCCTTTTTGGCATACGATTCTACGAGAGAAAGAAAGTCTACGCTTGTATAATCAAACTTAGGCTTTCTTCCTCCCTTACCTTTTCTATTTTGAGATTCACTTTTACTCATGGTAATCTACTCTTTCTATCATATCAGATAGAATTTCACCCTTAATATATTTTTCTTGAGGTCTGAAACCAAATCGTTGCAAAAATGCCTCTTTGTTATTTTGGCTGCTGAAAGTAAGAACAACAAAAGTATCTACTGATTCTTCATTCTTTGTTTGAGAATGATTCATTACTGCTTTCCGCATTTCCCTTTTATTATCGTATATCTCTTTATTGAGCATCATCACCTCTTTGTCTGTTTCGGTAGGCTCTTCAATTGATGACAAATCAACTTCAACACCTAATATACCTACATCATTAATATCAAGACCTGCGCACTCAAAATCAATATCATCCAACATCCCTGCAAGAATGTCTGTATCAAATTCACCCTGGACTTTTGTATTATTGAAAAAGATGTTCTGTTCTTTCTCTTCTTTCTCTGACAAGTCCACCATTGAAACGGTTAGATTATAATCCTTCTTTCTTTCAAGAGAGTCAAGGATGGATATACGCTGATGACCGGACACTATATTCATCGTATTCTTATTCACTACAATGGTATCAAGTAAGCCCACTCGTTTAATATTGTCTTTCAGCTTCTTTTTTGCTGATTCTGATATTTTACGAGGATTATATTCTGCATTTTTAATCTCACTTCGATTGATAGTGCATGTTTCAAACTTCTGATATTTACTAACTTCCATATTTAGCTTCTATTAGATTAAACTCTTTAATAATCTTCTTGTAATCTTCCGGATAATGTTCTTTAATGTACAGTATTGTTTCAGGGCGGAAATTAATACCCGAACTACCTCTTTTACTTCCAAGTTTCAGCGGTTCCGGTAGTTTATGCAGTTTGATATACGAGAGGCAATCTTTATTAGTCCAATTTACAATAGGGTAATACTTGTCATAATCAAAATGAATATCAGACTTAGCGGCTTTGTTAAACATACCTCTCCGGACGAAAGAATCAGATACCTTCATTCCATATACGACCACATCTGTTAGGTGTTTAATTTTGAGATAATCTTCAATATCACGCAACTTCAATTTCTTCAATCCGTCAATATGCTTCACGCTTAAAAGGCCCTGAGTTTTAAAATTATATAAGTCTGTATGTGGAAGCTGAATTATTTCTACATTTCCATAAGATCGTGCCCAGTTGAAGAAAGGTTCTACTATATTCAATCCCTTTACATGATATAAAAAACAGCATACAACCTTCTCGAATTGACTCTGAAGTAAGTGAAGTAAAACTATACTATCTTTCCCTGTAGCAGAAAAAAACAATATTGCCGTACCACTTTTCTGTGATGCGTGCAATATTGTTTTTTTCGTTTTCTGCATAATTAAGGCATCCATTAATCACCTCCAAATGCAGCTTTAAGGTCAGAACGTTTTTGAGCTCTCGTTCCAAACCCTGACTGATGACCTACTGCCGCTCTACCGGCATTTACTCTACGTCCACGAGTAGTTATCCCTGTGGTTCGATTGATCCTTCTTCTAATTTCTCCGACTCAGCTTATTTCTCCCCTTTAAAAGTTTCTACTATATTACCTAACTCGAATACTATATGCGCTATGGCGTACTCTTTCCCTTTTTCCATACCAATGATAAAGTCTCCATTTTCATCATACAAGAACTCGACGCGAGCGTCTTTCACTTCTACGATTAGATACGGACGTTTACCCTCAAATTTACCGGTAACCAGCTTTAAACGATCATAAGACTTTGCTTTTACTGTTACTTCTGAGTCTCCATCTGGAATATCTTCTTCTCTCTCATATTCTTTTCCATCAACAATATAAGAGACATAGTCATTTACGTTGCTCGGCTTAATCTCACGTCTTTCAAAATCTTTCTTACCTGATAAAATATCATCAAAAGGCTTTTGCTTAATTTCTAATTTCAATACATTCATAATCGTGTCTATTTTGTTTATAAATAATTAGTTGCGGGACAGGGACTCGAACCCCGGACCTTCGCCAAGTCAAAGCGACAAGCTAACCACTGCTCTACCCCGCGATAGCACCACTAAGGTACTACCATAACCAAAGATATAGAAATATACTCAATCGATATACACGACAATCGACTTATTGTCGTGAACTTAGCCAAATATCTCGTTTTTCTCTGCACGCTTCTAAGGTAGGCGCACAACAGGCGAATAATTCACCACTTTCAGTACGGTAGTCATACTGGTACATTCTCACTCTTTTACCCTTCAACTTGGTAGTGTAGGTACAATAATTTTCTTTACCGGGTTGGCATATGCTGCAACCGTTTTTGTTTATTGAGTTCATCTTGATAATGGATTTAATTGATTAAAAGTCCAGCCGGCTTGTTTTAGCTTCTCTAAACCATCGGGTGATATTGCGTAATCAATTGGATGCGCAAAACTATCACCAAAACCGCCCGTATAGAAAGTATCTTTATGAAGAACACCAAGCGATTGAATTTCTTTCACTTTAGATATAGTGTTACGCCAAAGCCATTCTCTATATTTAGAATCACCTTCTTTATCAATGCTAACATAATATCCCTGTACGCCATAGTAATCAAATTCAGAAATATGAATATACCTTGCTTTCTCAACTTTCTGTTTTTGCAGCCATTCCTCGGTTCTGAAATTATCTTCGGGTAAAATATAAACCTCTTCTATGCCTAAGCCTAAGTTTTTATTAGGCGCAACTTTTTGAGAACGTAGCATCACTTTGTATGTCCACTGGTTATCCGTATGAAATAGTTTCGGATTGTCAAGAATAAATTGCATTAAATCGGTCTTGCTCACTTTCAGTTCTTTTGCCAGTTCGGGTATAAGGCAATATTTCTTGTTGTTCGCCATTTTAAGCAAATCAACTCTTCTTTTGATTTCTGCTATATCCATAATCATTCAGTTCTATAAGTTTTACCACCAAATTTTTCATCGCCATCTACCAATATATGATAATTGATATAAGGCTTGTTCTCTTTATCATTATGCTCTTTGCATTTAATTCTCGCTTCTTCGATTGTTTCACATTTACACATAGTGTATTCGGGATAGCCATCGAAGTATCTTACAACTCTATAAACTTTGTTCATAATCATTTACTTTACTATTATATCAATAGGCTTATTAGCAAACCAATAGCAATCCCAATCTAAGTAGACACATCTACCAAATTCGTTAGGATCACAGAATCCCAATATCTCGAACGGGCCAACTATACAACCGTAACCATTAACAACATCAACGACCTGTCCTTTTACCAGCTCTTTATCTGTATTAGGCATTACGTCTGAAAGGTTATCATAGACTTTTAACTGTTGTGCATCAACCATATTTTCAAAATCTGCTTTATGGGATCGTCTCATAATCGTGTGTATTGTGGTAGCCCAAAGGCTACCGAATTAAAAATAAACTTTTACTTTACGATACAAATTAGTGATTGATTGCTTTGCATACATATCACCATTGGCAAACTCTATTCTATTGCCGTTATCGTTGATAATAGGGTTCTCAACCGTTGCCAATTTATAGACTTCTTCTTTTGTCATAATCTTCTATATTGTGCAGGGCTTTCGCCCTGCTGGTTAAACATTTAATATTTGAATCTCTTTGTTGCCTATCTCTGTATCGACATTCAGGACCTCATACTTTTGAGCCTTATAGTTATAAACGACCTCACAAGTATTAAACCCTCTACCGTCTTCTCTTTGGTCATAGACAGTGTTTATGTGCTGATACATTTATTGCCTAACATGAAGTTTATCTTACCTGATGTACAGAAGTAAAATGCTACTGCATACTTCAATGTTTTCTTCTCATCAATTTTCTTTGTTGCCATAATCATATATCTTTTAATTGTTATTACTTCATTTTCAAGCTATGCAAGTCCAATAATCAACTATGTATTGGATAGCCTCGTCTTTGAAGTCTACGTTGTAGAGTTTACAGGCTTCTGTCATTGCTGCCAATGATTCAAGTTCGTTGTTCATATTATCTTCGTTTGTCATAACCTTTATGTTTTGTTTTGCGTCACAAACATAACATATAAGTTTTGCACAAACAAACAAAACAAAACTTTTAACTATTATTTAACACACAAAACAAAACTCTTATATTATGTTTGCATCAGAAATAAACATAACATATATATTATGGAGTTGAGAGTAAAAGATATTTGTAAAGAAAAAGGCATCCTATTTAAGGATTTGGCAGAAAAATTAGGTGTTACAGATGTCGGATTGAGAAAACAGGTTCAAGGCAATCCAACTATCGGGACGCTTGAAAAAATTGCAGAAGCTTTAGATGTTGAATTTACCGAACTATTCGCAAAGCAAGAACCGGCCGACCCCAACACGATCACCTGCCCGAAGTGTGGAACTCGGTTTAAAATGGAAGAATAGAGTATGAACCAAATAGATACAAATACGCTGATTACAATATGTACATGTGCGATTGGTCTAACCCAGTTTTTTCTTTGGAGATATATTGCTCGTAACAAGTCCTACGAATCGGAAAAAGGTAAAAACCTTGCAACAAAGGAGGATATTAAAGATATTACCCAAAAGATAGAATCTGTAAAAGATAACTACAATAAGGCTTTAGAGAACTATAAAATTGAACTTCAAAAAGAATTTGAATCATACAAGTATATTTCCGATTTATGTAATAATATTGATAAAGAACTACTTCAAAGATTAATAACCTGCAAAAATGATATAGCCGACGTTTTTAATGATATCACAAACAATAGCGAAGTCGATGATTCTTCAATAAACTCAATAAGACAACTTTACGAATACCTAGAAATATACAATATGAGGTATGGAGATAATGAATGTGTAAAAAATATAATATCAAAAAGCAACAGCATTTATCAAAATTACATAAATAATCAAGATGGGTATAACTTTAATGACAGAGCGTACTTTGAAAAAATACAAGATATCGAAAAATATTCAACTCTGATACTAAGCCATTTTCTTCCTAAAATTAATTTTCCAGACTCTATAAAGCCGGCCTAATCCCCCGGCTTTATCCTTTTCATCATTTCCCCATATATCCAATCCACATCCTGCCGAAAATACTTATACAACTGATAAGAGAAAACAAGATTATTACGGTTATCGGATATGGCCGTCTGCGCGCTAACGCCTAAGACCTCCGCTAATTTATTCCGAAGACCGTTCATCATCTTCCCGCCGGCGAGAGTACTTGGAGAGTACAAAAACAGGATGATAAAGATGAATTTCTTTCTTTGGGTAACATTCCCCAACCTAAACGTCTCCTTTTGAGAAATAATTTCTTGGAACCACCTATATAACGTTCCTATCATATCAAGATCAGTCAATATAGGTTCTGTTAGCTCTTTTTCCCTCTCCGATAACTTTGATTTCTGCTCTCTGATGGATTTTATTTCCGCAATTTCTGAAAACATGGCACGATTATTTAAAAGTAAATATTTATATTTGCACTAAATAATCGTGTGGAGAGGTGACGTTACTGGTGGTTCGGGGCGTTGCCTCTTGTGTTTATGCAAAGTTCACAGAACCTTTCGGTTCTGTATATCCATAACATCCCGGGATATAACCGGAAGTTTTTCATTATCTTCTTGGCTTGTCTTAATCTCATGATTTATTGTTTTAAATACTTATCTATATAATATTCACGAGGTTTGCATTTTACAATGTGATAATCTATCTGATATGTATTACACGCTAAAGAGTTATTGAAAGCAATTTCTTTGTTTTGATACACCATATCAATACATGTTTTGGGGAATGGATGTCCTTTTATCCACTCTTCAATGTCATCATACCAAATTGGTATGAGGGCATGAGGATCAAAGATGTTCTTGCTTATTCCTATGAGTTTATTTCTCCTCTTATTGAGGATGTCAATTCTATGATGGTAACAACTAATTTGCTGGTCAATATCTCTCCTAATACGTTCTATTCGGTCTGTTTTATTCATATTCTTCTTAGCTGTTATACATTATACATTTGTTCAACCTTCAATCGAGCATACAGCTTGTTGACATCACCTTGAGCCTCGTCAATAGCCTGTTTCCCGAAAGCATTCTTCAACATGCGCATATCATCCTCGCTATCCAGCTTAAAGGATATCGGATTGGGGATTTTCTCTATACCCATAATATCCAAGAGAAGATTATAATTTCCTTTCTCAAACTCAGACAACAGCCAAGCATATTGAGCCTCCATTTTAGGAAGAAGTTTTATATTTCTTTCTCTCGCGGTCTTTACGTAGATGCGCTGTTCTACGGACATTGCGGATTCAAGGATTTCAGCAAGCTCATTCGTGGTAGACCCTTTAATTGTGTATTGCCTGATATCCTCAATATCCTTTTTGAAAATATCAAGCTTTTCCTGTATCTTCCGTTTCCGTTGTTCAAGGACTCGTTCGGCTTCCAGTCGTTTTTCCTCCTCCCCATGATTCATTAGATATCTGGCACGGGCTATCTGGCATTCACGTCTTCCAAAAACGATCAGATACCCTTTGTCATCACGAAGATACCCGTCGCTTGTGTGTACCCAATAACCCGTAGAGCATTCCATGATATCAACCGGTTCATCCCCAGCCTTAAACATGACGGGGGAGCATTTTTTTCGAAGGTCAACCTTATTGACAAGGTCAAGAGTTAGACCTTCGGCTTTTTCTTCTTTCGTTAGTTTCTTTATTTCCATACTCGGTTATTGTTAAATTTTCCCCAACTCCGATATTTGGATTTTTACATTTTGTATTTTTTCTTTCAATTCATCTTCCTTTCTGAACGATGGTGTGCACTTTGTTCGCCTCATACCTGCTCCCCAAGGGATATTATTTGATACCCGGGTCAAACGTTCTCTTTCCTTTGATAGAGATTTTTCGAGCTGGACAAGTCTCCGTTCCAATACATCTTTTTTGCTCATATCCTCTTGAGTGTTAGTTATTCTTTGAAATCCAGTTATCAGTATCACAGTGAAAGCAATATCCGGTTTTAGGATGCTCCGCACCGTCTTTAGCTCCACAGGTTCCACAATAATACTCCTTGTCATATTCCGGGGAAAGACCTTTATTCCGTTCTTTGATAACGGCTTTTCTTTCTTCAAGCATCATCATTTTATCGGGATTACGACTCAAATAAAACTTTCTGACTTTCCGTATTTGTTTCTCAAACAGATCGTCAGATTCGGCAATTTGTTTTGATGTATATTTGCTCATGATTCGTTGTTTTTTAATAATGAGCCTTCCCGGGAAGGCTCGGTTAATACTATTCCTCAAGATCGGGTATAGGCATCCAATGGGTAACACAAATTTCATCACCATTAGTATCATGCCATTCATTACATTCTCTGCAATACCAACCCTGTTGTAAGTATTTAAAATAATCAGTACACCAGCAGCCAGTTATTACCAGATCTTCATCATCAGGTAACTTATCTTTTGCGTTTATCCACGGGGATTGCTTTGCCTGCCATTCGACACCGGCCTCTAATAGCCGGTGGGATTGTTCTTTATTCGTGCAAATTTGATTCATGATTGTTTATTTAATTAATTCAAACTCGTAAACTATAACATATGGATTCGATTCCCACGTATATTTACCACAGACGCAATCTATCAATGAGGAAAAAGCCTCTAATGGGGTATCATATTCCTTGTACTGCCCATTAGGACAATTAGAACGTGTAATTCCATGATGCCAATAATATCTTCCCCATTCACCGTCGGCGGATTTGTGCATAGTCATCGTTATTCCCTCATTCAGACAATCTTCGTTTGATATGTTTTGTAATCGTTCCACTCGTATATCCGTTATCTGAATCTTATGTGGCATACACTCAGCTTTAACAAACATCTTGTTGTGCCATCCCGGATGATCTTCACTGATAATTGGGATATGTAAACTGCCAAAATCATTTTCGACTTGCTGATAACTCTGTGCGATGGCCACAACTTCGCCAAGTTCATATTTCGGTATGATCCGTACATATTTTTCCTTATCGCCTACCACTCCTAAATAAATACCTTCTGAAATAATGATTGACGTATAATTACTATTAATGAATCTGCGTGTCATGTTTTTGCGACCTTCCAGCACCAACTTGGTTAGGTTAAATCGGTCATTGAACATTATTTTCTTCATGCTTTATCCTCCTATTGTATTTCCATGCCCTATAAAACCACTTAATAAAGTTAACCCAGCATTTCGGTGTCATTAGAAACTTTCTCACCGCATAGAAGGGTAGGATTGTCTCCATTGCGACATAGTACTTACCCCATATATAACGGTGACGTGTACATTTCTCCGCTATCTTCCTTTGCTTTTTGTCTATCCATCCATGATAATGAAAGGCTATAAAATTATCATGGAACCAGACCTCAATAACGGTGTTCTCTCCGTTATCATTGGTTTGCCTGACGTTCATTCCCCAACTCATTTCTATTCCTCCTTCACTTCTAAAAATATTACATCTTGATTATCTTCTCTTTGGAGATCCAAACAAGCCATATTTGCGCATTCTTCTTTAGGTCTGCTAAAGAAATAGCAGTCAATGCAAAGACCCTCGCAAACCTTTAGATTAACCTTCCCTTGACGGAACGTTTCGCCTATAGCGTATTCTTTAGCCATATCTTTCCCTCAATTTATCGATGTAAGATAAGTACCATTCACGAGCTTTTTCCTTGGTTTTTTCTTCATCCTCAATACCTTCATAGAACTCATCTTCCTTGGAAAAAGGATCATTCTCAATAAATTCCTCGGTCTTGCAGAACGGACAAGGGATATCACCCTCTCCATATAGTTCTCCGTTTTCGTTACATTTATCCAAATCCCATAAATATCCATTGATACAACGTGCGTCTGGATAAGATGCACCGAAAAAGGGAAACTCGGGACATTGTTTTATTTTCTCTTCCATATTTACCCCTCCTGAATAATTACGCATTTAATTTGTTCGTCATACGTCACGTCCACCGGATCGTACTCATATTGATCGTCGGACGTGCGGATCATTACCTCCGCTTCCGGGTCTTGCTCTTGGAGAAGAGCAATCAATTCTTTATTTCTCATATCAAAACAATGTTTTATCTAAATCATAATTAATCCAAATCACCTCCTGTACCTCACCGCTCCGGATGTTATTCTTCTTGACCGGGAACTTTATCATGTTCCAATCCCCGTACAACTCCCGCATCAACGGACAGTCATAACTACTTATCATTGCCTTGCCTTTGATCGAATGCAAACGATCGGAAAGCTCACGATGCCTATCGTCAGAGAACTCGTACTTGTAATCATTCGAAGAGGCCCGGCACTCAAGCGGATAGGGTGGGTCGGCGTAGAAGAAAGCGTTTGGGAAATCAAGCCGATCAATGCAATCCTTATAGTCCATATTGGTGATCTGGAAATTGGATCGGATCACCTCGGCTACCTCATGCAGTTTCTCTATCGCGTTGTTCCATCGGGATACGGTCTCACCACCTCTAGCGTTAACATGGCTCTTGGCGCAATGCCATCCCTTGTTTTTTCGTTGCGCTCCCAGCCCGAAGAATGATTGCCGGATACGGACGTAAAACCTCCTTGCACACTCTATCTTATCCCCGGAAGGCTTCCATGAGTTGTTATACTCCAGCTCGGAGCATGGGGTTAACAGCAATAACCTTGTCAACTCCGGCTCATGATCCCTTAATACCTCGAAGAAGTTGGTTATATCCCCGTTTATCTCGTTTGCTGTCTTAATGATCCTTCCCGGATAATTGAGAGATACGGCCATGCTTCCGGCGAACAGATCGACTAGATGAGTGAAATCCCTTGGAAAGTTTGCGTACAGATACTCCAACCAAGTGAATTTTCCTCCGAAATAATTGAAGGCTATAAGTTTATTTCTGTTTCCGCTCATGATTGTTATTTTATTTCTAGTAACTTTCCTTCTAATCCGCTATTACGAATAATCCGAACAGCATCATTCCCGTAAGCGACTAATACTGATGGTGCGCCTCCGTTAGATTTTGCCCTTTCTCCTGTCACGTGATGAAAGAATAGCCTGTTTTTAATAAAGAACACGGCTGTTGCTCTTTCCCACACATAATCAAAAAACATCTTAGTTTCTGTTCGAGCAAATATTAAGGCTATACCATTTCCATGATCCGCTAATCTTTTGAGCCACAAACCGGCTTCGTCATATGGAGGATTGCACCATACTAGTCCATGCCATTCTTTCATAAGGCCATTGTCTAATATGGTATAATGTTCTTTTGCCGTATCCCAAGGTCTGTTTACCGGAGCGCATGGGTCTAAGTCCAGCAGTCCAATTTTATCAATAAGCCATGGTGGTGTAAGCCATTCGGTTTTCATGGATCTAGCGGACTGATGAGAACTCATTCCTTTACGTTTCATTTTTATTTATGTCTTTTAAAATGTGTTATACCCTCTTGATGTTTAACTCCTAAAACCCAACCTTCTAATCTGGCATAAGAAGAATAAGGATTAAAAGCCATATATGGTTTGTCGAATCTCATAGTTTCAATCTTACCATATCTCAAAACATCTACAATTTCTCCATCTTCCGGCATATTCGAAAATGACAATTCTTCGAATCCTAGCGGAGTTTGACTTTTGTCTGGATAATATCCCATATTTTTTTTATTTATCTCATCATAGATGAATGCATCTTTCAACTATGATGAATGTCTTTCTTTAGAAAACTAAGTATATGTTGTATAACCTTGATAGTCCATCCATTGCCCAACAAACGGTATATCTGCGTATCAGAGCAATCCCATTTGTACCAATCAGGAACGGTTTGTAGCCTAGAGCACTCGATCGGGGTCAATCTCCGGATAGATGATGTCTCCACTAGGGTCATGCCATTAGCTTGTGATCCTTTATATGAGGAGGCCAGTAATGAGTTCGATTTTCCGTCTTGATCTTTCAAGTTTCTTTCTTGTCGTACACTAAGTATGGCATGGCTTCTTCCGCTCATCTCGGCTAACAAGGCCGGACATTGTCCATTCGCGTCATATACCCTGTTCTGTTGATATGGCTGGATACCCCCGCTTTCCTTACTCTCATTTAACTGGATAATCTTATGGAGCACATTGTTCTGTTCCCATGCGTTTGACGATAAGGTTGGAGCCTTGCCACGGAAAACATTACCCTTATTATTGCCCCTAGGTCTTTGCAGGATCAGGTCCATATCCGAATGGTTCCCTGATCCATGGCCTCCAGCTAAGAGACATGAGGCTTTGGTTTGATCTCTCCTTAACGAACCAAAAGTATTGATGATTTGGTAATTATGCCTAGAATCAATGGATCTCCCGGTCGAACTTCTTTGGCATGGTGCCTTCCCGTTTACCGAGATAAAGGTCCCGGTGTTATTGCATGTGCCAACGGCCATCAAGGAGACCGCTTTATCCCCGTCGATCTGGGAGTTTCAATCCACGCACCCACACGGGGTGCGACACAGACTTGATATGATTTTTCACAGTGTGAGGTGTTTCAATCCACGCACCCACACGGGGTGCGACGAGTTGATGAAAAAAGTAATGACGGCCAAGGGAGAGTTTCAATCCACGCACCCACACGGGGTGCGACAAGGATAAGACATTCATGACCTGTCAATCTTTATGAAGATCACGCTTTCTCCATCTGGCCTCTTGTGCGCCATGCAAGCGCTGGAGTACCTGCACTCTTCTATACCTCCTCCATCATCACGAAAGGAGCATCCTACACAAACGTTTCCTTTAGTATTTCCTTGCGGTAGAAACTCTATCGCAGCATAATATAATCTACCGATCTTGACCAAATGGCCCAAAGGGACATCCCTTAATTCGTTTACTTTTTCCATTGCTTTTTTGATTTTTCTTCCATTTTTGATATTCATCCCAAGTTAGTCCGATGCTTTCCTTCGCTTGGACACGAGGACGAAAAGCATCAGCTGCCTTAATAGCCTCGTTTTGCGCCTGAGTGTCCCTATGGATGTCATACTTTGCCATCCAATTCATTATGACCTCGCCGTCTATACGGCCAAAGACTTGTCCGAAATAACCTTTCTTGGCCATTTTGAAAAAGAGCTTGAAGTCCTCCGGTTTATAATGTGGGTATTCTTCACGAACAAGATCTATAGTATCTTTAATTTGAACGGGGTCCATCGTTCCATTAGTTGAGTAGAAATTCACGAATTGCTCAAACCATGTGTACATTAGCGAGTTTACGAAGATGTCATCATAAGTCATCGATAATTCCACGATAGAAGGCGAGATCGATTTAAAGACATCAATCGCCGTCTTTGGATTTATACTGTTCCAGTACGGCTCTGGCGAATTGGCCCACAGTTTCACGGCTTGCGGCTTTGTTTCCGGTAGACTTGGTAAAAGATCCAAATCCGGCCTTTGGTATCGTGCTACTTGATTTTCCATTGAATTTTTCCTTATTAAACCATGTGGCAAGTCTTTTAGCGACCTCCCATGTTTTATTCGTTTCAAATCTCATCTTAGTTTCTGACTTATTGAGTTCAGACCAGTAATCAAAGAAAGCCCGGATCATTTCCTTCCCGTATCGTTCCACATAAGGAACCAGAGAATTATAAAATTCATCCCTCCGTTTGAGCGTAGCGGCTTTAGCTGCGGCAAGTTTCTTTGCTTGTTCGGCTTTCTTTGCCTCTACGCTAGTAGAGGTTTCTTTAGGTTTACTATTATCTACTTCTTCTCTAATCTCTTCTTGCGATAGTTGGGCGATTGGGTGGCTATCGGGTGGCGATTGGGTGGCGAAAGAATTATTATCAGGTGGCGATTGAGACGCAGACCTATTCGAACCATTTTTCCACCTCTTTTCATTTCCTCGTTTACCGGCATCAGAAAGTTTTGCTCTTTTTTCGTCCAATGGCTGCATACGTGTATTTAGAGATTCGGAGTAGAAACACTCACCATTATTGGTGAAGGCAAATAACCCGAAGTCATTTATTACACTTTTTAGAATTGCGGCATCAGCACGTAAATCAAAAGCCAAAACATTATAATCGGCTTTTAGAGTATAATTTTTGCTTTCTCTTAATTTTTCTATCAACGCCCAGTATAACCCGTATCCTTCCCATTTATGCTTTATACGTAAAGCGATAATTTTATCATCGCTTCTTGCATCACTATCATGTGGAAAGTAGTTTTTCATGTTTATCTATTTTATATAAATAGCCTTTGAATTAAGCGTCTTAGTAATTCCAATCTTACCAGAAACAAAAAGCTCATTAAGTTCTTTTCTCGCCTCTGCATGGATTGTGTTCATTAACTCCACTTCCGGCACATGATCCGGTGTTATCTTTTCCAATCGTCTCTTTTCTTGAAGGCGATTAATTATGCTTAGTATGTCCATATCAAAAATATACGTTAGTTAATTGTCTGCTTTTTGAATATACCGCCCATTTACCATTACCTCCATCAACCAACTTTAGGTCTTTCACTTCCCCAAATCGTTTGATATTTCCACATAGGTCAACAATCCAACCTGATTCTTTAGACGAATGCGGACGAATTGCCCGGCCGACTATTTGGTACCACATCGCCAATGACATCGTAGGACGCGCCATAACGACCGTATCAAGTTCTGGATAATCGAAACCGGTCGTGAGTACCCCAACATTAGCGACAACTGGTATCCGGCCAGACTTGAAAGCCTCAAGTATTTGTTCTCGTTCTTTCTTTGGAGTTTCGCCCGAAACGATAGCACAGCCAGGAATTGACCAAGTCAACTTCTCTGCCTCTTTCAAGAACCGGGTAAAAACAAGAATGCCTTTCCGTTTTCCACCTTGTTTCGGATTAAGTAGTCGTTGGACAATATGGACAACATAACTGTAGAAGTCTATTCGCTCATACTCTCTTTGTACTGATTTATCGGTATAGTCGGCACCGGTAGTATTTACTTTCAAGTTAAGTTCGTTCCATCCTACCGGATTCATTGAATAGTAATTTAGTTTTGTCAGATATCCCATATCAAGTAAGGTAGAAACCTGCACATGATAGATTACATCCTTGAATATAGCCGGACGTGTTCGGGTAATGAATTTCAGCATAGAACCAAACTCTTGCGAACTACTTAATCGATATGGCGTTGCCGTTAAACCAAGAACCTTGCATTTGAGAAGTTCTAAGAATGTCTTATACATCCCTTCTTTAGGATTTACCAAGTGACACTCATCTATAATGATAGACTGGAAATGAGAAAACAAATCCGGATGATTTATTACACTACCGATCGTGGCGAATGTGATCCTTGATATTTCTTTTCTTCCAAAAGAAGCTGAATATATCGAACAATCTAAGATGCCGTAAGAACATAGCTTCTTGAAATTTTGCTCGAGTATTTCCTTGCTGGGCTGAAACACTAAGGTGTGCCCGTCAAGCCTTGCAGCGATGTCGGCTATAATAAGTGACTTCCCTGATCCTGTAGGAAGAACCATGATAGCATTCGTCTTCTTCGCCTTGTTGTTAAAGAAGGAAACAGCTGCATCAGAGGCTTTCTGTTGATAATCTCGCAATACATAACTCATAATCCTCTCTCCTTTTTAAGCTTCTTATTAAGCACCTTGTAATACTTGATTAATTGCTCGTACTCAAAATCGGTAAACTTCCGGCTAATACCCTGCTTTGCTTCGAGTAGGACAACTCTCTGTTCACCATACTTGGCAATCAATCCTTTGCGGTAATTCTGAATATTACCCTCCATGAAGCGGTTACAGTGCCGACATTGAGCGTTACAGTTCATTTCATCGAAACGGGTACTCATATGCTGTCGATTTATGTAATGCCCGTTATCGGCCTGCTCAAACGGCTTTATCTGACCACAAGAGATACATTTAAAATATCCGTTTGGCATTGCGTCACGAAGCCGGATGAAAAGGGAAAACTCTTTGTCGAGCTTGGTCTTCAAATCCGGCTTCTTCTTTATCTTAGCTCCTGTTATATCAAACAAAGGCTTTTCATTTTTCTTCTTATTATATCGGTATAGCATATTTATTTTTTATCTTTGCACTCGATTTTGTCAAGTGTCATTAGATTATTAACCTAATTCTATAGACATGAGAATTGAAATAGATATTGAGTTTGTGCAAGCCGTCACTACTTTAGTAAAGTGGATGACTGTCTTAGCCGTACTGGTTTTATAATCAGTCTACTCAAGTACGCAGAAAGAAGCGGTTGATGCATTTTGTATCAGAGGGATAGGTTTGAAAACATCCCTCCGCTGAGAACACTTAGTACCTGTTCCGCTTGACAAAATTATAT